CCAGAGAGGCGACCGACGAAATAACGTCTGCTGCAACAACAGACTCTAGTATTGCATCTGAGTACGATGCGCCTGTAGCCGTTTCTTCGGCAAACGCAACTTCACTAAACGCAGATTCGCCAAAGAGCACAATTCCCCCCTGTTACGGGATAGCGCGTTTACGGGTTATACACAGGCCACTCAACAACCCATGGAAATTTTTCTTGGGTTGGCACGTCTGCCAAGGCCTGCACATGCGCGTCCATCTTGTTTATGGCATCCACTTGTGGAAGACCGAGACGTGCATTGCGTGCGTGACGAGCATATCGCCATTCAAACTCTTTGATCTGTCTGTCTCTCTCTTGACGCTGAAACCGAGCCTGATTGGCTAACGTGACCTCTCGTCCAGGGGTGGGCTGTTGCACCCAAGAGCACATCCAGCCATCTGCAGTTTTTTGAGCCGGGCCGATTGTATAGATATACCCATCCTGAGGATACGGCGCAGATGACACTCTTGCAAATCCTGCGTCTGCAAGTTGCCTATCAGTCATGCCTTCCGGATAAATTTGCTTGTTTGTCATTGCGCTTACGGCCTGAGCCGTAAGCACATTTGACACAGCTTCGTTGTCTTGTACTTTTACAAACAATGCCACGTTCATCGTTGCCTCATTAGGTATAGGTATACCACAACACCAAATTATGCGATGCCGACGAGCCAATATTTAAAATTGGGTTGGATGCGGACCAAAGGTTTACCTGACTGCTGTTGCCAGTAAAGTAAATATCTGTACAGTTTAACGGGGCGCAATAAACATAATCTAAAATTGTGCAATTAGTTGCCGTCAATGTATTTGTATAATCTCCGCCATTACAGCGCACAACGCCAAATCCATGTTGGCCAGTTCCAAGTACAGGCCACCCGCCAGCAACAACATTTGCCCCCGTAAAAGATCCTGGACTATAAGGCGCATATACCAGAAAGTAACTTGAATTTGAATAAACTGAAGGATAAATTACAAATAAAATTCCTATATAAGCATAGCCAGCTGTGTTGGATACATACACCGGGCTCGACAAACTAGAAACAGGATTATCTAAATATGTTACACCAAACGACGCGATTCCAGTGTAGCTCCACGACCCTGGCGACGGCCCCCAAGACCCTCCCAATGAAAATCCCGAAATCATGACGGCAGAAGCAAGAATGCTGAAATCCGAAGGCATTGCTATTTGCTGATTTCCATAACCATAGTCGTCATAAACATAGTTATACCAACCCGGCGTCGTAACTGGTGTGGTTCTAATTCCAACATCGCCAATTCCGTTATTAGTAACAACAATGCCAGGGCCGCCAGAAATTTTTGCAACGCCAAAAGGCCTCCACTGGTTAGACGAATTCCTTCGATAAAATTTTGGCGATCCAGTATCTGCGTCACCTACAACAATCGTTCCAGGGATAACAGGCAGCGTTGATCCTGGCGCGTCCCACGCCGAGAAAGACGGAATACGGTTATACGCCTGAAAATACTCGCCTCGTACTCCAGAAACACTTGACGTATACCCGCCAGATGCATCGGCACTATATGGCGCATATGATGTGTAATAACCTGTAGCGCCACTACTATAGTTCCAATCTGCCCCGTTGGCAGACAAATAGCGAGTGACATTTGCATTTGGAGCTTTAAACAGCCCGTTTTCGACCACCGAGCTAGTTAAGCTTGCGGTTCTGGGGTCCCCAGTAATCGCCGAAACCCCCGTACTAGACATTCCAGCGGAAGACGACGTTGTAGTACCACTGAGCGTATGCGACGAGTAATAGCTTGGAGATCCGTACGCCGGAATCTTGATCTCTCTTGAAATCACTCCAGCGCTGGTGTCCTCTGCAAACAATTCATACGTGAAGGTTTGATCGTACGCATTGAACTGTTGCGCTGCTGGTTGCGTTACAAAGATGTTTTTCACACCAGCGGAGAAGTTGACAGCAGACCCAGTAGAGCTTGAAATAACCTGTGATCTGGTCAGAGTAGAAGCCCCAGACAACTGGCCAAATCCAACCTCCCACTCCGATCCTGTAGCGTTTACGATGGCATAGGTAGTGTAGTTGCCAACTCCAACTCCAGAGCTAAACGTTTGAAATCCGGTCACCGCACCGGACAACAAAATGCTCCCGCCAGATCCAGTGTACGACGTGGTCTCTTTGACGCGGTCGGCAAGCACGAATGCCATTTATCAAACTCCAGTGAGTTCGTTTTCTTGAAACCAGCGCTGATGCACTACATCGTTCTGAAACCACTCCACTAGGTACTGGATGTTGCCATCCTTGTCCACCGTCAATTGCTTGACTTCGCCTTGCGGCGGAACAACGTTCAGCGTGACTTGCGCACCAATCTTAAAATTCGCTGCCATGATTGAATCCTTATGCCGAAGCGGTATAAGTGATGCTAAGCGTGTCGCCAGAATTCACTGAGCGGTTGCCGCCAACAAAGTTTCCCGCCGAGTACAACGTCCCACTAGTGCCGCCCTTTGTGTTGCTAGTGGTAAGAAATGCCCCGCCTAGCGTTCCGGACGCGTTGATACTAAAAGAAGTGCCGTTCGTTGACTTAGAACCGGTTGACGCGGCATTCCATGTTGGCGCTGGGCGCGTAGCATTAGAGTAGCTTGTGTTTTCTGTCCATCCCCCGTGGATGGCCATAGTGTCACTTGCGGAATACGACCCGCCAGAGTTGATCAGGCCAAGGTACCACGCAGCGGTGTACGAAGTTCCTTGGAAATATTTATCCAAAAGATCATTCTTGCCAACAGTTACAACCAGATTGTGAATGACATCTGACCACTTCATTTTTCCGTCAACGTCATAGCACTCAACGGTATACGTGCCGTGTACCGATACACCCTCTAGCTGCCCAGAGTTTTGCGTAATTGAAATAGACGATGAATCCACAAGATTCACTCGTTCTCCGTGTTGCTTGGGCGATTCCATTATTGCTCCTATAGCAGCCTACTGCTGTCAATTGCTTGATCGAATCAAGGCGGTTGTTGCCGAAGCAAGCGGCATTTGCACAGTAAACACAATACCTGGGCACGTTTTGTCCGAGCCAAAATCTAGAACTGCAATAGACCGATCCGCTTTGCTAGCGTTATAAATCAGCGCACACCGCGTAGTAAATGTTGCCGGACCCCATGACGCATTGTTAAATGTCACCCATGCCGTATACTCATCTGAGCCAACTACAGCACCAGTTAGGATGACGCCCCCGGCAGAATATCCAGAGCCGCTAATTTCGTTCGTCGTGGAATATGCTGTCGTGGCAGCATTTAGGTTTGCTTCTGCGGTATACAAAGCAATCTTGATGGTGTCTACCAGCAAGTTATGAATGCCCTGGTATAGCTCCGCTTTGAAGCTCGTCGTCTGCGTTTGGACAATCATTTGACTTGCGTCCTTACTTGCCCATCACGATAAGCATCCATGCGCTGCTTGCCGTCACCAAGGTTCTTCAGAAGCGCAAGCGATTGCGTGTACATCTCACTGTTGGCTGCGAATTGCTGCTGATCTAGCTTCAAAAAGCGAGCAGCTTCTAGCACTGTCCCGTTCAACAATGCTGAATCGAAGTGCTCGCCTAGCCACGTCACCCCATCAGGATTACTGACGGCCACCACGGGCACACTAAACGGCGCACTAATAGTCCCGCCAATGTCGGACGCGTCAGCAGACAGGATGTCTCCAACAGCGTAAAACACCCCTGGGTTGGCCAACGTGACAGACGTCACTGCATTCCCGGAAACAACAATCTTCGCAGTAGCGCCCTGTCCGTCTGACCCGCCTGTTAGCGGAACATTGAAATACGTCCCGTTCGCATACCCAGAACCAGGAATAACTGCCCCCAAAGACGCGATTGCGCTTTGAACAATTGACTCTGGGTAATAAAAATAATGCAGCTCGACGTAGTACGACTGGTCAGGCGTCGGCCCAACAATAAACGATAGCGCTGTTTCGTTGTTAGTCTGCGGGCCAAAAATAGCGTAGTGCCTCGGAAGACCTTTGCTATTCGGAGGCGGGTACGCCTCTCTAATAAAGTTCACGTCTTTATTGAGCAGGTACGAATACGCGCCCGTATTGATGTCGCCGCCAACTACGCCAGTGATTACGGCCAAAGAGTACGCCGACAAAAAATCACTGGGCGCAGATAGGTACTGATTGTTGGCGGATAGCTGTCCATAGACATTCTTGCGCAGGTTAGCAAGCTGAACAGTGTTATAAATCTTCTGTTCAGCCTGCCTGGCCAGCATGGCCATCAAGGCATCGGGGAGAGTGTTCTCAACGATGTCCTGGACGTTAACCGACAACTCAGTGTACTGCATGATTACGCCATCGGCCCACGGGCCATCACGCCCTTAGTCGCTGCACCATAACCACGAATCTTGATGCCGGAAGTTTTGACGTTCTTCTCCGGATAGCCCGAGTTTTTCAGGTCTACCTTGGGAGCCGGCTTCGTCTGGCTAGCATCTTTCTTCATTACATTCCCCGAGCGGACTTCTTATAAGTAAACGAAGATTGCTTCTGATTGGCAACCTTTGCCAGATTGCGCCCAAGCTTACGCATCTGCATGTTGGTCTTGCCGCCTTTGGCAAATTTGGTGGGCGTCTTGCCCGGGTGCATGTTGGCTTCGTGCTTATGCACCGCCTTCTTTGCGTCCATGATGACTCCTAAGTTATAACTACTGTTACTGTACCAACAGATGTAATTGAAACCAAGTAGTTCGGAGTCAGGCCTGCATCATCAGCGCTTGCCCCGCCTACCGGGTTCCATCCCCATTGAATGTCTCGAGAGCCGCCACTAGGATTCCCGTTAAAATTAACCCCCGCCGTGACGTACGTTGTATCCCTGCGAGGGTTCCTCAACGCTTGCGGGTCGTCCACAGGATACATGCCCAACTGCAACTGCGGCTGATCCGGATCCCAGCACGTTCTACACACAAGCAGATTGACCTGCTTAGTTTTGATAATCAGCTTCTGAAGGTCTCGCAGTCGATAACGAAACCCACACCTATCGCACATCGCGATAGCAATTTTTCCACTGGCAAACCTATTGCCCATCAGGCACCGCTGCTACCCATATAGTACCGCCTGGGAACAAACCGTACCGCTGCTTTCTCACGATCCTCGCCTGCCGCCAAGTTGAATTGCTCATCATATTGAGCCTTCAACATGTCAACTCGATTGGCCAGCTCCGGGGTCTTTGAAGCAATCCGATACGCAAGACCCGCCGTCAGCGCAGGCAAGAACCGGAAGTTCATGTCCCCCGTCTCAATACCGCTGCCTGCATCTTGAATCCTTCGCAGACGCCAGTACGCAAACTGATAGGTTTGTGTGTTATCGGGGACCAGCCATACCGTCACTGACGGCAGGTTGGGGTTGTACACCGCGGCTCCACTTGCATGGAACGCAGCTGTCGTATTGTTCTGCCCCCGGAACACACCCATCAACGTGTTGCCACTGATGTACTGATAGAAGATGTCTTCAGCACCAACGCGAATAAAGCCATAGCCTGGCAGACCAACCACCGTATTCAGAGGGATGCTAGTCGCGTTAGCAAGCAGGTTTCCATTTAGCGTGGAAGACGTGGGCGCAACTGACCCAGACAGTCGATTGACCAGCACCTGAATAGG